AAATTCAAAGGCACGCGGTTGTTCGGTGGCAGCAGCGATTCTACACAACTGCTCCAACGCATCTTCGCCCTTATCGAGAAGGTTCTTGATGTTTGTACGAGCGAGTGCGAAATCTTCTTCGCCTTCCTTTTCTTCTTGTGTAAGTTCCGTTATCTGGTTTTCTAATTCCACGGGAAGCGCTGCTTCCGGTTCTGGTGTTTCGACCGCCAGTGGGTTCATACCCAACGCATCACTAATAGATTTCATCACTTCTTGCGCCATGTTTTATTTGTCCGTAACTGTTACGATGTAGTCGTAGCATCCATCAGGATCGACTTCATTACGCGGGACAGTGATAGCCGAATTGGTAGTAGGATTGCCATTTGCATCCTGACCTGGCACCACTGTGAGTGTCGACAATGCGACGTTTGCTTCGATGTTAGTTGTGTCACTAAAGTTGACAGTTGATAGAGTAATCAGCTTCGGTGAATTGACTGGGCCATAGAAGTTTGCTTTGCAGGTAAAGTCCAACGTCCAAATAAGGGCTCGGCGTTCTCCAAAGTCACCTTCATAGGTGTCGCTAGGAGAGACTGAATTGAGGACGTATGGAACGTCAACTGTCAGATTCATCGCATCGATGACTTTGATCGTAACCGTGAAGTCCGGCGCAAAGAACGGCAGGATTTGTTCAAGGATCTGAGAACCATCATCCCATGACCGGGTGAGGATCGACAATTGAAAATTGATGTCGTATGGTACTGGATTGTAAACGGCCAGCACTGCTCGTGGGTTGTTCGGATCGGGAACTTTGATTTGACCGATACCGTTTAGCTTCCGATCACCCGCATATGTCATGTTCTGAATCTCGAACGACATGCGCGGGAGCGTAGTTGCCACCGCCTTGTCGAAATCAGGATCCTGGCGCAAGCGCATCAGATATTTTTCAGCTGGTCCATACGAAATTGGAACATTGACCATCTTGTTGACGGTGCCATCGGCCGACTGCTTTTGTACTTGAATGTCATTGAACAGTGTTCCGAACACTACAATGTAGCGTCGGAGCAACTGGTTATAGAACTGATTATTGCCCAACATTAGAATTTGCTTCCTGTTAGAGGATTCTGATCAGTGTAGTCGATGAAGCTTTCGCCCTGCCAACCAATATCAGTATTTTCTGCGCCCGGATCGTTAGTAGTTGGATCGATGTCTTCACCCCATGAAATAGGAGTGCCGTCTTCAGCGGTGATAGCAAATCCGTCTTCACTAGTGATTTGCTCGAATGAAGTACCGTCGCCTGGATTGACATACTTCTTGAAGATGTTGTCGATCTCGACAACGCCTGTGTCAAACTCTTCATTGTTGAACGCAAACACCTCACATGTCAAGTCGTATGACTGAAGTGAACCGAACTGGTACATAACTGGTTTGTAATCCACGAACGTGATCTCGAACAGCTTTCCTGTCATCGGGAAGTAGACCAGGTCGCCTTCGCGTGGGCGCGTGAAGCTATCGTCAACGTCCATGACGCTGAACTTGAATTCCCGCTTAGATAGAGCGAGGATCACCTGGTCGCGGATCTCGACACCAAACTTCGACAGGAACTGACCGTCGCCAGTAAACCCATCTACCGTCTTGATGTAACAACCGATCGGAAATGCTGCTGTGAATTTAGACAACTTGTCATCCGCAATCACCTTGTCCTGATTAAGCTGTTGACGCTTAATGTAAACAAGATCGGCAGAATACATTTTGAGTGCCTCGTGAACGAGACTCTCAATCATGTTTTGTTCAGCGGAGGAATTGTAGTTCCTGACATACGGATTACCTGGCATATCAGCCTTCCATGAACGCTGGTGGCAAGCTGTACGAGAACAACATCTCGTCTTCTAGCTTCTTTCGTTCTTCGATGTAGCGTTGTAGAATGTCATCAGCGTTGAACTGTACACCACCCGCCAATTGCATGCCCTTGAATTTCGATAGGTTGGTTCCCCATTGAATACCGATGATCGTGGTAGCGTATCGCAGCAACCAACGGTCTTTCCACATCTTAGGGCACACGGCTGGGTCTACAACGGTGTAGCACTCGACCAGCAAGTATTGCCCAGGACCAACCTTGTTCCAATCCATATCAACATAGAGCTTGTTGTTGAGGCGGTTGTATCTGATAGCCTGCTTGCCAACAAGTAGCTGCTGAAGTAGCGATACGTGCTGCATTGCCATGAAGAACGGAACCATCGACTGTGAGGTCAACGTGTATAGGTCGTTCAACGCGATCTGGTATTGGATGTTAAAGATACCACCCTGGGTTATGCTCGATCCAATATCGAAGATGCTTACTGCACCAATGATATTATCGGGAAGAGTAATGTACTTGTTTTGTACATCCTGATCTGTGACCAGATATTTGTAGTAACTCTTCTCAGTGCCGTCAAAGTGATAATCAGCGTAATATTCTAGAGCTTCATCGACACGATCTTCGACCTGCTCATCGTCAACGTTGATCTCTATCACCGGAGCGCCGAGCTCACGGAGGCAATAGTTCTTGAATGATTCTCGGTCAGTTGGTAGTGCCATGGAGTTTTCCTAGTGATCCTTGTATTTATCTAAGAGCGTCACGGAATGCTAATGAGTACTCTTTACATTCAGTCGCATTGCGCTTAATCCGCTTGATTGTAACATCCGGCATCAAACCTTCACACCCATCAATGAATGGAAGATAGAGCTCTAGTGGGTATGCGTAGAGTTTGTCTATCGGCGGATTTGCCGACATAACAATTCCCCAGAAATCAGCTATGACACATTCTGCGGCTTTTGCTGCGTGATCGATTAACTGCTTCCCAGCAAATGCGTAATCAACAAGCTCTTCTTCATTAGAAATCGAATGAGGGTTTGTCGATTTGAATGTGCCATTCTTCATAGCTTCTCTAATCATGAACCGATCAGGTAGCAGCAACTCTGGGATATTATCTGCGTTGATGATGAATGAATCTGTGTTTTGCTTCTCGTGCAACTCCAACGTCGGTTGTCCCAGCATGTTGTACATGTCTAGTTGCTTAGTTCCTTCATAGCAACGGGTCTTAGCCATCAACAAGAAGTGACTCGACATATCTTCCAACACAGCGGCGGTCGGCAACCGTTGTAAAACGGAGCCTGCGCATACTTGGATCCAGACACCAGTCGCGCTGATCTCGCGCAAAAACTCGGCAGTCTGGGATACCCGGTGGAACATATTGAACTTCGCAGTGAATACTTTGGCGGTGGACTTGACTGCCTTTGTTTCCTTGCTTACCAGTGATTGGAAGTTTTGGAACATGTCTCCTTCCATCTGGCTGTACTTTTCAATTTTCTCTTCTGGAATGATAACAACGAGGTTGTTGATATTCTTCTTCAGAGCCGCGACAGTCTTCAGCGTCAAAAAGAAACCATGATGTGAAGCGATCAAAAGGATATTGAATTTTTGCTTAGTCTTTGCCATGCGGATATTTCTTCATGTGATCAAAATAACGAGCGATATCAGCTTCAGGGTCAGAAGAGAAGGTTGTAATCAACCCCGATTCTGGATGACTGAACAACGCAGTCAGCTTATCAATCAACTTCATCTTTGACTTGCATCCATCGAGTCCACGGTACACGTGTTCAAAATTAGACCATGTCTTGGTACCAGAAACCAATCCGACCTTCTTACCCAGAATAGTTGCGGCAATACCTGTCTCAGAAGTCATCGTGAAATACACTTTATCCGCTTCGCGCATAATGTCATACAACGGCGCTTCTGGTGGAATGACGCTAGCACCCCATCTACGACCCAGCATCGTCTTCCACACCTTGGATGTTACAGGGTGGATCTTGACTTTTGCTCCATTTCGTACGAGCTCATCAATCTTCGCGAAATCTACCATCGACTCCTTTGCCAATACATTGGTACCTGGCAATACGATGAGTTCTTCGCAGAAGTGTTTGCGCAGATCAACGGAATTAGAGACAATGTACTTGTCGGTGATTTGTTGACGCAGGTTGTCGATTACCGACCTGCCGCAATCAGTGGGTCCCCAGCTTGCCACTTCAGTGATATTCTTGCGGGAAATATCATGGTGTTGAGCGGAGATCATGACGCAGCGTGTCATAAAATCGGTGAACGGATAACCCTTGACCACGTATTCGTTAATGGAGAAGTTGATGTCGTATTCTATCTTCACGCCATTACCAAAACGTGGCATGATCTTACCGAGCTTTTCTTGGTCAGCGTTTGTACCGGCGCGAAAGGTCTCGCCGGTCTTCATAAAATGCGTCATTGGATCACCGAGCCACTCATTCGTGCTCAGATATTCAAACTTCGCCATCGTTTAGCCTGACTTCTTTGTTACAATAGCTTCCAAACGCTTCACTTGTTGTTCTAGTGATCGGATTTGGTCATGCTGCTGTTGAAACTTTGCAATCAAGATTTCAACAAACGCTTCAATTTTCTTATTCACGGTTGCGACGGAAGGGACTTCTGGGTTGCCTTTCTCATCAACTTTGATTTTTACATCAGTCATTTTCTATCTCAGTTATTCTATTGGAGTTGATTGTTTCAGGTTGTGGCTGAAAATTCTCTTCTTCGGATCCTTTCCTGCAGCGTAAGATTTGCCGCCGAAGTCGAGCTTCATAACTGGCTTCATGCCAATCGAGGTCATCTTAGTGACCTTTTCCCACGACCTTACGCCATAGATATCCACAAGCGCAAGCTCGCCTTCCATGTCCATCGCATAC